CTCTCATTACTGCTTATAGGGTGACTGAGAAGATAAGCATTTACCAACAAATAATCAGGTGAAAAGGGTGTAACAGGCATGTTATAGTATAGTATGCAGCACCTTGTACCAAGATATTAACATAAACAATAACACTAGTAGTACCAATAGAACCTATAATTATATATAGGCTACGCCTATCGAACCCTCTAGATATACCATATGGAGCAGCGCCATACGCTATATATACCTTTCCCATGACTCGTGCCAATACAAGTACATAAGTAAGTATAACAGCACCAGCAGTAGTGTGCGTAGCACCCTCATATGTATATATGTATATAGATATATATAGCCCATATTATATATATGATATGTATGTATGTATATATTTATATATGGTGTACATATGTATATAATTAAATAAATATCGGTGTACATATTTATCTAAAGAATACGTCAGCGCCCTACCTCCTGCGCTCCGCGCTACCCTCATATGATATGTATCATAATATTCAGCTCTTATGTATGTATCATAGAATTCAAATCCTATGATACTATAGTATATATGGCAAAACATGCCAGAATTTCCATGGTTCGTAAAAACGCCAAAGCATCCGAGAGCGCACCAGTATCACGCGCAGACTTGGAAGCATTCAAGGGCGATATCATGAATCTGCTCAGTAACATGAGCAAAGCAGGAAGTGCAGAAACTGCCACTGCTCCAACAAATGGAGAGGCAGAAGATGCAGCAGCCATGCAATACGCAGAAACTAACGGTCTCGTAGTTTACGAGGTCGTGGGCTATGGGTTCAGAACATCTGATGGTAAAACACCAGACATGAAACCACTCAAAGCCAAAATGGAAGAGATTTACTCATGTAAATCAATCCAAGAGGTTTCAGGCGTAAACACAGGCTCAAGCGTCTCAATGTCTGTATTTCCTGTCGAAATCAAGAAAGTAGAGTAATCACGCGTTAGCGTGCTTAATCTCTTCTCCCTTTCTTTTTTTTTATTTCGCATTTCCACAGTGTAGCAGGCGCGAAATCGGCGCATCTGGTCGATATGGAGAAAAGATGAAAATTTGAACCTTACCAAAATACAAGTCTAGATACAAGTCCGAGTGGGAACTGAAACTTAATATACTACAAGTCTGAAACGTGTTATATGTGTAAATGGCTAAAGTTCTTTTTACTATTCTGAGCCGTATATAATCTTTAATATACTTTCTAGCACCTTAAGAACAGAGAGCCGAGTTTCTAGATTCCTGTTTATATCATCAACCTCATATGAGGTATAAGTAGTACGGTTTTTATCAGTAACATATATATTATGTGTACCTTCAGAGGTGGGGTTTAGTTTCTGCTCAAAATTTCCTTCTGAATCGGTCTTTACTATTACTGTAGAACTATCCATATGAGGATTAATAACAGTAACACCAATAGGTGTATCAGGCGTAGCAGTACCACTAACAACGTTATCTTCAACACTTATAACAGGTTTGTTGGAGATCTGAGCGAGGTTGTTATCAATACTAGAAGTAATATAAATCACACCTGTCTTACCATTTGAATCAGACCAAGGATAAGAACCTACACCATATGGCATATTAGCAGTCCATGTACCATTCATCCCTAGAGAAGAACCAAACAACCCTTCGTTCTGTCGCACCGTCAAGGTGCTGTTCGTCAAGTTCGTCAACTCTATCTGACCCCCCTGCTCAATATATATCTCACTTGGTAATTCATTTGTATATGATTCTGCATTAGCCTGACCAATCAATGCGAATATGAATACTGCACCTATTAATAGCGAAAAAATCCATATGAGTCTATCATCAGAATTAGTCATTTGACTCTCCTCGCTCATAGTCTGCTACTAGATCTTGTACGGTTTTTAACCTAGTTGGATTTGATTTAACTACTGAAGATTCTTCCAAAAGTCGTTTCCACTCTTCGTAGTGTTGTTTCCATGTTGTGTCGTCATTATACATAATCATCTAAACCCTAACTCCTTATATAAATCTTCCACTGTAAAGCCTGCACGTTCCATTGTACTGACCAGTGTTGTTTTACCTAACTCTTTTCTCAATGGAACTTGTAGTTGTAGATCAGAATTAGCCTTTCTCATAATATAATGTGAACCTCTTATATCCCATACTGTCCATTCTCTCTTCATCAAAAACTTGACGACCTTCTTTGTACTAATCTTATGTTCTCTTGACATGTTTAGCCCTCCAAGCAGCACGTTGTCTAGTATGTCTAGGTCTTGTTCTTACTAAACCATGACAACATGGACATTTATTATCAGATTGTTTTGGCAACCACCAATTACATCGTTTACAATATGAACTAGTAGCAAAAGGATCAGATGGTCGTTTATTGTCCTTTTTAGAATCACACCACCCCTTACATACTATCATTTTATAGTCCTCTTCTTTCTTTTCTTTTTAAACATTTGAGCCATTTCAAAATCTCTCAAAGTCTCCATCTTGACCATTACTTGTCCTCCATATCATGCGTATTCTCTATGCCATTCTGAGAATTGTCAATTCCATTGCTGACCATCGTACCTTGAACTCGAAACAAACACCGAACCAAATTTTTTTTCGAGTGCTCGCCTAACGGCTCGCTGCATGCGATGCATACCACCTTTGCAAGTTGAGTATAACCTACCATCGAAATCTGTCTCCGACTTTATCCGTTTCTAGCATATTTTCTATAAGTTCTATCATCAATCCTTGTAACTGTTTTCTTACATCTTCAGGCAACCAATCCTCATGTAGTAAATCCAATATATCGCGTATAGGACTAGACATTACTTTATCGCCTCTGCTGATTTATTATTCAAGTCACCCATCTCCTGTTTACGTTCCCAAAATTGACCCTTGTACTCTGACCATGCTCTCCATACTAACATTGCAACACCTAATGGTACACCTATACCTGTGCCTATAAAAAAGAATGCTAACATTACGTGCCAATCAAAATACCATTTCTGTTTTTGTTTTACGGTTCGAAGTATTCCGTCTCTATCGTTATCCATGAGATATGTCCTCCAGTATAGGGTCATCAAACTCTAATATATCATTACCAAATTTTTTATTTTCTATGAGTCTTGTCATATGTATTTTTAATGAGTGTATTCTGTTTGATACTCTCATATGATCCATTGCAATTTCTTGCAGCTCTTCAAGGATATATTCGTAGGTGTTTTTTTCCATTGTGTATAGTGTGTTAGTTTCCTCTTATAAGTCTTTCTTGAAAATCAACTATCGTCTTTTAAAGGCTCGCCTTCGGCTCGCATTAGGTGTCTTCGTGTTCTTTTGCACCACTTAGTTTTTCTTCCTCTATTTTGTCTTCTGCTAAGAACGTTAGTTTCCAAAAAACTCTTTTATCTTCTAACGGAATGTCTGCTGGACTATTCTTTGCAAATGCTCTCTCAAACCAACGGAATATCATACTATATTCTTTTGTAGAAAGTTCTACCATGATTGTCTGTATAATTACACCTATATAATGTATCACCTGAGTCGCTACGTCAGTCCTCTGTATACAGTATGCAAGCTCACACCAATGATACAAGAATCTTTATTAATAAACCCATATAACTATTTCCATGGGAATATTAGATAGAAAACATACACATGAAGATGGCACAGAGCATTCACATGAAGGTGGAGATGTAGAACATACACATGGTGCTTGTACTTGTAAAAGCAACAAAGGTAGAGATATTCACTGTGCTATAACTGAACATAGTGGTTAACAAAAACATTACAAATTTGGACAAAGTTTATATACGTAGTCACTAATGAATACTCATGGGTTTAGTAGATAGCATTAAGAGTGCATTCCGTCTATCCAATAAGGGTTATACTGAATCTACAGTAAGACCATCAATTTCACAGCCTTATATGAGTACCGATACAGGTGCTAAATTACCAATTTTTCCATTCCCACTTATTATGATATATGAGTTAGCAGATAATATAGATGCACTCAGAATTCCTATTGAAACAATTAACAGAGAGATGTTTAAGAATGGTTTTGAGATAACAGAGAGATTTAAGTATAAATGTAATAACTGTAGTAAAGAGTTTCAATACAAACCAACAAACGAAGTTACTCCAGCAGGTCTAAATGAGGACTTACCTGAAGCAAAACTAGAACCTATAGTATGTGATACATGTGGTTCTAAAGATTTGAGAAGACCTGTACCAGAACACAGAAAACAACTTGAAGATTTAATGACAAAGACAATAAATGGTAACGAGCAAAGCTTAGAAGACGTATGTAGACAATTAGAAAGAGATTTAGAGATCGCAGACAATGCATACATGCTATTACTGAAAAACTACTTTGTAGATGACAGAACAGGTAAAATTGACCAAAGAAAGACTGAAATTAAAGAAATTATTCGTGTAGACCCTCCACAAGTTGCAATGATAGCAGACAGTGACGGTAGAATCGGTTATGATGACAAAAGAAACAAAGTATTTGTCTGTCCACGATTTGAACATCGTGATACACGACTTTCATCAAATAAATGTGATCAATGTGGTGCAGAAGCACTAAAAGCAGTATGTGAAGTTAATTCAGTCTATTCAATCGGTATACCACAACCAAAACGTGTTATTTATGGTGAAGGTGAACTAGTTTGGAAGGCTGGTAAGTATAAACCATCACTTGTTTACGGTTATAGCCCAATTTATTCTGTATGGAGTAAAGCAATGTCATTATCTCATATGGACGAGTATGTTAGAAAATACTTTGATAAGATGAGACCACCAAGAGGTATGTTAGTTATTGCTTCACGTAACTATGAAACATTTAGAAAATCATGGGATGCATTAGAGCAAAAAGCAACTGAAGACCCTTACATGATACATCCATTGCTTGTTGAACAAGATAAAGGTGGACAAAACATGGCACAATGGTTAGACTTTACAGGTTCATTAAAAGAACTAGAATTTATTGCAATTAGACAAGAATTAAGACAGATTATAGGTGCTATCTATGGTGTTTTACCACTTTACTACGGTGAAATGGTAGGAGGATGGTCACAAGAAGGTTTACAGGTTACAATTACAAATAGAGCAGTAAAATGGGGTCAAGACATACTATACAAAGCATTCTTTAAGAAATTAGCTGAAATGTTCGGTGTAGATGACTGGGATCTAAAATTAAAAGCAGGAGAAGAGAATGATAAACTTAGAGAACTACAACAAGATGGTGTTGAAATTAACAACATGCAAGCATTACAAGGCATGGGATTCGAGATTACAAGAACACATCAAGGTGAATATAAGATTAGTAAAGACCCAATTAACTCAATGGGTCAAGTTGAAGGTAGAGGTAGAGGTAACTCACTAGGTGAAGCAGAAGAACAGAGACAACAATCACAGGGAGAACCTGAGAACTCCAGACCATCAGACACTGGTGGGGTTGCACAGGGTGCACCTGCAAGTGGAACAGGAACAACTATGAGTAAAAAGAACTTCCCTGACGGAATTACACCAAGTAATTTTGAAGTTGTAAAGAAAACATTACAAACAGCAGTTGATTTTGGCTGGACAAAGACAAAAACTGTTGATGAGTTAAGAAAATCAGCTCAAATGACAGTAAGACAAGCAAGAGAATTAGTAAAACAAGAATTTGAAAATACAAGGAGGTGGGAAGATGGCGAAGAAAATTAAAGGAGAACCACTGACTAAAAAAGAAAAAGCAACTGTTAAAGTTATTGCAGATAACGTAAAAACAGCAGTTATAGCAAATGCATATAGTCCAGACTTTAAACTTATTGATGACACTGTTGAAGAAATAAAAAAATCAGTACGTAAAAATGGCGTTGATCATTACTCATGTAATAATATTTATATAATATTACAAGATGCATTAAAGAAGGTGGCATTAAGTGGCAACTGAGTTAGATACAAACAAGAATGCAAATGATCTAACAAAGAAACTTTGGGAAAAACACCAAAAAGACGAATATACTCATGTAGACAACTACAAAGAGGCTATATGCATAAATTGCTTCAAAAGAGATGCAACTTCGGCTACTATTGCAGATATTTGTGGTGAATGTGCTGGAAAGCGTGGTAGAGAGCCACTTTTAGCAACAATTACACATAAAATGTATGGTTTATGCTTCTTTTGTGGTAAATATAAATTTGAAATAGAACAAATAAACGGAAGATTCTGTAGAACTTGTCATAGAAGAATAGCAAATGTAACCAAAGAATACAACAAAAAAGGTGGAATGTTCGGTGTAGATCCATTTTGGATTAAAATGAAGAAGAAATTAGGTAAAGATTGGAAAATATTAATGACTGACGGCTCACAAAATAAAAGATAGTTAATCTTTAGATAATTTTTGTCTTTTTGTTAATTTATAATTTTCATACTCTTTCAAATCAGGTGGTGCTAAAAGTAACACTAATAATGCTTTAAGATCTTCTAAATTACCGTTTATTACATCTAGTTTATCTTCTACGTCACCTAGAAATAAATCAATTTTCATCCTTTAACACCAAGTTTACTCTATCTGCATTGATATCATAGTATCTATGTGCATAATCTATCTTTTTTCCCTTTTTCAATTTCTCGTTTCCATAAAACCTATCACATTTTAATTCAAACATAGGTTTTCTTAGTAATTTTGGAAAAAATTGTACTTTCATTCTTTTAGGATCAAATTTAACTTTTTCATGTAATACTAAAATTTCATCACCTTGTTTGTTTTTTTCGAAGCTAGAATCTCTAAAATGAACTATTGATCTACCTAAAAGTGGTTTTTCTTTTATTTTATCATATTTTTCAACAATCCATAAAACATCGTTAGGTTTAAGATACATATCTGTTATTTTTATACAATGCATTTCTTCTCCCATAGTATATTTGTATAATTTTTCAAATTCAGCTAAATTTTCATATACATAAAATGATGTTCCCATTAGTTATCATAACCAAATACTTATTAATAAACGTATGTTTTTAATTATTATGAGAAAAAGGACAACAAAAAGAATTAGAACACAAAAAAGACAGTGTGAATGTGGTAAATGGCAATATGGATATGAAACATCTAAAACCGAGTCTTCAAGAATATATATTTGTTTCTCATGTGGTAAATTTGAAGCATTTGGTGTATTTACTGATAGTATGGTTCAAACATTCTTAGAAGAACCACGTATTCTTATGCATCTTATGAAGACTGACTTCATAAAACCGATAAGATAATTTAAATATCTCATATTTAAAGAGATTGTATGACTACCATTGTAAAAGGTCTTGCACGAGTGGCTGGAAACTTCGGTATATCATTCTTTTCACCACTTGTAGGTGGTAACGTAGCAGAATCTATATATGATGTAGGTTTAACTTTTGATATGAGTTTAATGATAGCAGCAATTTCAGCATTATTTGTAACAGGATTATCAATTTCTAAGGAAGCAGCCGAATGGGGTAAACAGACAAATGGCAAAAAAAGGCGCTAAAAAGAAGAAATCTAACTGTCACTGGGTAAAAGATGCACTTGATCTAGTCACAGTGTTATAAGTAAAACGAATAAAATGTTCTATAAGTTTATATAACAGCCTTTATCTGATATCTTATGGTCGATCCAGTATTGATAACTGTTGTAGCAGCAGTAATCGGAGCAGGATTGAACACTTTGAGAGGATACCTACACAGTGAGGACGAAACTTACTCTGCAAGGAAACTAGCAGGTGCTCTAATCATCTCTACATTCGCTGCAATAGCTGTTTCACAAGCAATCGCAGTCGAATCCGTTGGAATCGTAGGCTTAGCCCTAGTAGGACTT